ATTCATTACCAGAAAGAAGAGAAAAAACAGATTATAGAAGTTTCCAAGAAAAAGGGTACTGTACTATAACTTCTGGAGCAATAGTCAATTATACAATAGTGGAAGAGTATATAAGAAGTATAGAAAGTAACTATAAGTGTAAAATCAAATGTATTGTATCTGATCCATTTAATGCTATGCAGATGATGGAAAGTTTATCTAAAGACTATGAAGTAATACTTTTAAAGCAAACATATAGTAATTTATCACCAGCTATAAAACAATTTAGAGATGATATTTACTTAGGTAAAGTATTTTATGAAAATAATAAGCTTTTAGATTGGTGTATGAGTAATACAACAACAATAAAAGGCAGAACTACTGATGATATATTGCTAGCTAAAGAAAATAAAAATAAAACAAGAATAGACTTAGTTGTAGCAAGTATTTTCTGTTATACACAGTTATATTTACAAGTAAACTCAATAAATATAAATGAAGTTACTGATGATTACTTAAAGATGATGGGATGGTAAAGGAGGTGAGAAATTGAATGTATTTAGTGGAATTGCAAAAAAGATAAAAAATGCTATTATTCCAGAAAGAACGGTAGATATGCAAAGCCAAGAATTATTAGAATGGCTTGGAATAAGCTCAACTCCTAAGCAATTGGTAAGTGAAGCAACATATTTCACGTGCTTAAAAATGTTATCAGAAACATTAGGAAAAATGCCTTTAAAGTTTTATCAAGAAACCGAAAAAGGAATACAGAGAGCTAAGTCTAATAAAGCTCACAAGCTATTAAAGACGAGACCAAATGCTTTAATGACACCATCTACATTTTGGGCTACAGTAGAACAAAATAGGAATCATTATGGAAATGCTTATGTTTGGATAAGAAGGAGATTCAAAAGAAATAAATATGGTGGTAGTTATGAAATTCAAGATTTTTGGGTTATGCCATCTGAGGATGTTCAAGTATTAATAGATGATGAAGGAACGTTTGGTGCTAAAGGTCGATTATGGTATAGATATACTGATAAATATTCAGCAGAACAATATCTATTTAACAGTGATGATGTATTACACTTTAAAACATCATATAGTTTTGATGGTATATTAGGTGTTCCTGTTAGAGAAATACTTAAGAATACAGTAGAAGGTGGATTAGAAAGTCAAAACTTTATGAATAATTTATACAAAAGTGGACTTACTGCTAAAGCTGTACTTGAATATACAGGGGATTTAAATCAAGAAGCAAAAGAGAGACTTGTAAAAGGGTTTGAAGATTTTGCAAATGGCTCTAAAAATTCTGGGAAGATAATTCCTGTACCGTTAGGAATGAAATTAGTACCATTAGATATTAAACTTACAGATAGTCAGTTTTTTGAATTAAAAAAATTTAATGCGCTTCAAATTGCAGGGGCACTAGGAATTAAACCAAATCAAATAAATGATTATGAGAAAAGCTCCTATGCTAACTCTGAAATGCAACAATTAAGTTTTTATGTAGATACAATGCTATTTATATTAAAGCAGTATGAAGAGGAACTTAATTATAAATTATTAAGTAAAAAAGAAATAGAAGAGGGACTATTCTTTAAGTTTAATGAAAAAGTAATCTTAAGAACAGATAGTAAAACTCAAATAGAAGCATTGTCTAAAGCTGTAAATAATGGTATATATACACCAAATGAAGCAAGAGAATATTTAGATAAACCTTCAAAAGAGGGTGGAGATGAACTTGTTATGAATGGTAACTATATACCTATAACAGATGTAGGAAAACAATATGCGAAAGGAGGTGATAAGAATGAGTAATAAATACTGGGAATTTAAAAATCAAACATCAACAGAAGCTGATTTATATTTATATATTGAAGTAGCAAGTTGGGGAGCTGGTTATGCAGCACATTCTGCGCAAAGTTTTAAAGAAGAGTTAGATGATCTGGGAGAAATAAATACTCTAAATATATATATAAATAGTCCAGGGGGAGATGTATTTGAAGGTAACACCATAATGAACATGTTAAAGCGTAAGAAATGCACTAAGAATGTATACATAGATGGGTTAGCAGCAAGTATAGCAAGTGTTATTGCTATGGCTGGAGATAAAATAATAATGCCAAGCAATTCTATGATGATGATTCATAATGCATGGACTTACGCAGCAGGAAATTCTAATGAATTTAGAAAATTAGCTGATGATTTAGATAAAGTTAATGCAAGTATAAGACAAACTTATTTAGATAAAGCTGGTGATAAGTTAGATGAAGAAACTTTAATTACATTAATGGATAATGAAACATGGCTTACAGCACAAGAATGTTATAATTATGGCTTATGTGATGTAGTTGGTGAAGATAAAAATATAGCTGCTAAGTTTGACTTAAATTTATTAAATAAATATAAAAATATTCCTGTTGATTATGTTTTAAATCAAGCAGAGGTTAAAAATAACAAGAAGGAAGACGTAGAAAAATTAGAAAATGAAAAGAAGGCAATTTTATGGGATTTAGATTTAATCTAAGTCTTTTTTTATTAAATTTTTTACAATGAAAGTGAGGATAAATTATGAATAAAGAATTAAGAGAATTACTAGATAAAATTAATGCTAAGAAGTCAGAAGTTAAGAACTTAGCAAATGAAAATAAAATTGAGGAGGCAAAGGCTGCAAAAAAGGAATTAATAGATCTTCAAGCTAAATTTGATGTTTTATACGATTTAGAAGATGAAGCTAAAAAACAAATTGAGGATGGGATAGAAAATAATAATAGTAATGTTATATCAGGAATTGTTAACAAAGGGAAAGATGTTGCTAATGCTTTTGTAAATGCAATAAAGGCTGGATTAACAAAAACTCCAGTAGCTGAAAAAGATATGCAAATATTAAAAAATTCTATGAAGGAAGGAACTGAAGCAGATGGTGGATTAACAGTACCTCAAGATATTCAAACATCTATAAAAGAATTAAGAAGAAGTCAAGATGCATTAGAAACACTAGTTAATGTTGAAATTGTATCAACAGAATCTGGTACAAGAGTTATAGAAAAAGCAGCAGATCAAACACCTTTTGATAATGTAGAAGAAGAGGCTGAATTCAAAGAAATATCAACACCTCAATTTGCTAAAATTTCTTATAAAGTTAAGAAAAAAGGTGGTATTTTAAAAGTAACAAGAGAATTATTACAAGATACTGCAGAAAATATTTTAGGTTATTTAAGAAGATGGATTGCTAAGAAAAGTAAAGCAACCAGAAATGCTTTAATAGTAAATAAAATCAATGAAATAACAAATTCTAAAGAAATTGCTATAAAAGGATTAGATGATTTGAAAGATATATTCAATGTTAATTTAGATCCAGCTATAGCAGTTACATCTGGAATATTAACAAATCAAAATGGATTTAATTGGTTAGATAAATTAAAAGATTCAGATGGTAAATATGTATTACAACCTAATCCAGCAAACTTGACTCAAAAACTATTATTTGGAGTTTATCCAGTTACTGTTGTATCTAACAAAGTTTTAGCTTCAAAAGGAGTAGGAAGCACTGGAGAAGAAACTGCTTGGAAACATCCATTTATTTGTGGAGATTTAAAAGAAGCGATAACTTTATTTGATAGAGAAAATATGACTATAGAAATTTCAACAGAAGCAGGCGATTTATGGAGCAAAGACCAAACTGGAATAAAGGTTAGAGAAAGACTAGATATTCAAGCAGTTGATTCAGAAGCTATAGTGAAAGCAGAAGTTGAAGTTGCTGTAACACCCTCTTAATGCTCCAAAGACATTATCTTTAAATGATATTGATGGAGCAGAAGTTGATTATAATTCACTCACTATAGTTGAGTTAAAGTCTATAGCAGAAAATAGAGGAATAAAAGTTACTTCAACTATGAAAAAAGCTGATATTATACAAGCTATTATAGAGAGTGAGATTTAATTCTCATTCTCTTTTTTATGAGGTGAATTATGGATTTAGAAGAATTAAAGTTATTTTTAAAAATTGATGATAATGAAGAAGATATTCTTATTCAAGGGTTACAATTATCAGCAGAAGAGTATTTGGCTAATGTAGGGGTCATAAAAGACTATACTAAAGAATTATATAAACTTGCTATAAAAATATTAGTAACTCATTGGTATGAAAATAGAGCAGTTGAAACTGTAGGGAAGAATGTAAGTAAAATATCCTTTGGATTAGATACTATAATACTTCAGCTTAAATATAATCAAGGTGATGCTACATGAATATAGGAAGTTTAAGACATAGAATTGAGTTTCAAAGGTTAGAAGAAAGTTATGATAAAGAGGGGTTTCCTATAGAGGATTATGTTACTTTTCGAAAGGTTTGGGCTGATGTTAATGACCTTTATGGGAAGGAGTATTGGACAAGCAAACAAAATACATCTGAAAATATAACAAGTTTTTATACTAGGTATTATAAAAATATTGATATTAATTGTTTTATTCTTTTCAATAATCAAAGATATGAAATATTAGAAATTGATAATATTAAATATTTGAATAAAGAGTTAAAAATAAAGGCTAAATTGCAGGTGATTAATAATGGCAATTGAAATTAAAGGTTTTGATGATATTTTTAAAGATTTAGATGATATGAATATTTCTGATAAGAAAAAAATAAATGCTTTAAGAATGGGAGCTGAAATAATAAGAGAATCAGTAGTTGATAATTCGCCAGTTCTTACAGGAACGATGAAGAAGAGGTGGAAAAGCAATATAAAAAGATTTGATGGAAATTTAGGTTTTGAAATAAGAGGTGATACAGTAGAAGATATATATAATGAGTTTGGATCTAGTGATAATAAAAAACATATAGGATTCTTTAGTAAGGCTGTAGATAAAGTATCTGATAAAGCAGTAAAAATTATAGCTAATGAGGTGCTTAAGTAGATGGAAGAATTATTAAGAAAAATTCTATTTGATGAAAGAATATCAAGTTTAGTTAATGATAAAATATATCTTTTAAAAGCTCCTAATAATACAATAGCTCCTTATATTGAATATGAAATTTTAAATGAAGAAGGTTCACTATTTGCGGAAAATGAAGAAATAGAAACAAATTATAGAATACAAATTGATGTATTTACAAAAGGAAGTTATGCATCAATAGTTAAGGTTATAAAAAATGTAATGAAAGAAAATGACTTTATAAAAGAGTTTGGAGGTTCTTTATACGAAGAAAATCCCAAGCTCTTTCATTATATTTTGAGATTTAATTATGAAAGTGAGGAATAGAAATGGCAAAGAAAATTACAACAGGTGTAGAGAAAGCGTATTATGCAGTTTTAACTACAGATGGAGATTCTCCAACTTATGAAA